GGTGTAACGAGCAGGTGGTGGTGGTGGAAGTCCTTGTTCTTTTCTTTTCCGAATTTCTTTTATTTTAGAATCATCAAACTTCATCATACTCATGAAGGTTCTCCAATCTTATCAAGAGCCTCCACTTTTTCAAGTGCTTCAAGAGATTCATTATTTTCTTCTGTCGGCGGTTCTGGTTTCTTTTTTCCAAAAAACTTTAGAACCGCCTGTAAGATTTTATCAAACATTTTTTATTTCAATAGTATTATTATAACAAATTGTTTCCAAATTGTCAAGTTTTTTCTTAAAAAAGTTTACCTTGTTCAATGCCATGTAATTTATATTGGAGTTTTCCATCATGATACACTTCAACATCATCACCATCTAATTGTTTAGATACCGCTTCGTTATCCGCATCTATTCTACTAAATTTCAATATTTGTCCATTTTTTGTTTCAACTAGATAAGGGTTTTGCTCGGTTCGCATAACTGTTCCTTTAAGTGAAATCCTGTCTTACAAATGTAAAATGAATCTACAATGTCAGATACAGGGTTAGAAATTTTGGTTGATTTTGGAGACAACTGACTCTTTAAATCAACATGTGATTCTGACAAAAACGTTTCATACATTAATTCTTTATTGGCATTTCCTTTTCCTGTGGCGTGTTTTTTGATTACTGTGGGTGGGATTGTAACATATTTGAATCCGGCTTCTTTAAGTTGTTTTTTGAGTATTCCAGTATTCTCTCCAATATTGAAAACTCTACCTGTCGCTGCAAATGCATAATCTTCCAAGTAAACTCTATCTACCCGGCCATCAAACCATCGAATACATTCAATAGTCCACGATGCAAGTTTACTAAACCGATCAATATCATCCGTATATTCTGGATAATCATATGCAAATATCTTACCTAATGATTTATGCGACTTGTTTTGTTTCAAAAAATGAAACTTACAATTTTCAAATTTTATCTCATTGTCAATTATTTCTGCTACACATACTGCGGGCGATGTTAATGAATAATCAATTCCGGCGACAAATTTAATCTTCTTCAAAAAATTCGTCATAATAAGGTGCCATTAGTATTCCACAAAAAGCACAATGAAATGCATGTTCTTCCTGTCTGGTTCGTATGTCATCTGAATCGTATATCATGGTATATTTCACATTACAATTATTGCATTCTACATCCAATTCAACTTCCATGTCTCTCCAATTAAAGGTCTACAATCTCACATCCATTTTCTGCTGAACAGGCAAGTTCTTGTGATGCTACCGTATAATCTTGCTGTTCATAATTAGATAATTTTGACCAATCTACCTTCTTTGGTATTTTGACTAACAATTCATTATATTCTTTTTTTGTACAATCTTGATACGGCGCTTGTCTATATGTATGTTCACTAAAAGGTAAGAATGAAATACCACTAATTGAATCGAAATTGTTCCATACCCATGCACCAACATCAAACCATTCGTGTTCTTTAACAGAAACCGTAATAGATGGTTTATGTTCACACCAATGTTGTTGATATATAGTCCAAAGTTGTAATTGTTCAATTGCAGTCATATCTTTACGACAAATTGCACCTTTGGGACTTTCCATTGGAAAAGAAAAAACAGTTGTGTGTTCTGGTTTGGTTACATCTGGTTCGTTTGGAAAATCCGCCTCTTTCATCATTTTACAAAGAGGATCTTTGTTGTCTGCTCTTACAGTTCTGATATAATAAGGATTATGCCTGGCATGAATACCAGAAGCACTATCAACAAGCTGACTAACAGTACCACTAGGTTTGACACAAGTGATTGCGGCTGCCCGTGGAATTCCAAGTTTGTCTGCCCATTCTTTGTTTGTTTCATATGCAACCTTTCTCAATTCTTCTAACAGGGGTTCTAGTCCCTTCTTTTTACCATTTGTTAATGGGTTGTCTAATATGCCGGTAAGCGAGACACCCAATAGTCTTTCTTCAGTACAGTTGTTTTCCCATTCTTTGGTAAGGTATCTGAAGTTGGTAAGAGTGGATTGGAATGTGCCAAGGATTGTTGCAGATCGGACTTTCTTTTTAAGAGATTCAACATCGTCATGTCTTCTGACAACGCACTCACTAAGGTTGCAGAACTCTCTGCTTCTAAGTATAATCTCGCTACAGGGGTTAGTTCCAAAATCATCTCTAGGTTCTCTTCGTTTAACATATCCTCCGTTATCATCTTTTTCCCTTTCATTTAATAATGCTACTTGATTTTTTGCTGATACACCATTGTATACACCACGCTCTCCTGACTTTGAATCATAGAGAGATAACCATTCTCGCATGTAAGTCCCAACATCGGGCCGTTCTTTATAATTAACTGAATTGTTTGCTAGTGCTCGTTGTACATTAAGTTTGTACCATTCTCCATGTTTCGCAAATCTCATTTCTCTATCATTGAGATCAGAAAGACTGATAAGAGCGCTCCTACGAACACCTCCCACTACAACTATTTCTGCAATTTTACAAACAATATCATGACATTCGATAGGCCTGAGTTTTCTTCCTGCCGAATCTTGAAATATTCTTGATGCGAAATGAAACAAATCATCTAGTGGTTGTGGGCCAGAAGCCCTTCCTCCAAATGTTTTTAATGGTTCTCCTGCTCCACGAACTTTTGAAAGATCCCATTTTGGAATCTGACCTGTCCATAACAAACTCAAAAGTTCCTTGAATGCTTTTGCCCATCCAAGTTTTGAATCTGCAACAACAATTGTCGTATCGGTTGGATGAAATTCTTCTGCAACCAATGGTAAATGATTTACGTGTTCTGCTTCTACACTAAATCCGACACCAGTTCCATTCATAAGAACATAAAGGATTTCATCAAAAGAACGTGGAGTATCAATTTTTACGTAAGAACAATTATAACCAGCGACATTCTCTTTTCTGAGTGCATCTCCAGCAGTCATCAAACATCGCATAGAAGGCATTACGTTCAACGACTAATACATCTTCTCTTAATTCCTCAATCAATCCATTTCCTAAATCATAATCACATGTTTCTTTAAGGTGTTCTTGAAAAAAAGTAAAATAACGATCTACTGTTTCTCCCCATGTTTCTCTTCGTTTTTTATCATAATCCCATCGTGCATACCGTGAAAGATGAATGAATTGTTGGTATTGACTAGGTAAGACGGCGAGATTGGTGGGGTTCATTTTTTTCTCCAAGAAGCGAGTTCAGTTTTTGCTAACAGACCATTGTACGTGTTCGTATTTATTATATCGATTAATCTTGATCCTTGAATACTAGCAAGAACCATATCATTCAAATCTTTACAAGCAACAGAATATGGCCAGATGCAAATATTCCAACCATTATCAATCACTTTTTCCATTCTAGAAATGATTTCTTTATTTCTAGGTTCATTGTCAAAGACCACCGTTCCTGTATGATTATCCAATGCACTTGAAATCTCTATTTGTGATTTCAAATTCACATCTGATCCTGCCATAGCAATACAATTAGGCAGAAACATTGAATCAAACGGGCCTTCAACTACATAAAATTGTTTCTCCAAATCCAGGCGATCCAATCCGAATATTTTAGGAGAATCTTCGTCCATCTTAATCGTGATGTAACGAAGCAGAGTGTTTGTAAACGCTCGTCCTTGAAACGTAATAAGTTGTTTGTTTTTATCAAAGAAGGGAATTATTATTCGCTGATCTCTTTCATTCAAATCATACTCACGTTTTGTTATCTTTTTAACAAAACCTTTAAAGTCCTCTGTATAATATAGGTAACTCAAAAATTGAGGTGGGATTGCACGATTGATGAGATACTTCTTTGCGAAATGTTGATCATCAAGATCACTAATTCGGGGAAGATTTATCTTGGTATGGAATACTGGTTTCTTATGTTTAAATACTGGATCGGGTGTATTTTGGCCCTTTCCAGTTACACCCTCTTTGTATCTTTCTAGAACATATTGTTTGTGTAATTCACCATCAAGTTTTTTAAGAAAATTAGAAAAAGTATTACTCTGCCCACAATTATGACAACGATAAAAGAGATCTGTCTTTTTTTGATACAGATAACCTCTTGCTTTAGTTTTACTTTTTTGAGAATCACCACAAAATGGACATCGAAAATTATACAATCCCTGTTGTTTATGTTTGAACAGGGGAAGCCTAGATGAAACTAAATTTATGTATTTTGTGTCAATATAGGAAGGCATAACAAATTTAAATAGAATTTTAATGTGATAGTATCATTATACCACATTATGTCAAAATGTCAAGTTTAATTATTTAAGAATTTAGGTATGATATTTGTTAATAACCATGCAATCGCTGTGGCAATACCAATAGTAATCCATCTCCATTTTTCAAGAGAGTCTACTTTTTTATACAACAATGATATATCAGATGATATTCTAGTTTCTGTTTTA